GTAATAGCATCTAAAATACTACGATTTGAATGTGTTATTGCAGTTTTTTCTGCACTTGTTACAAACTTTTTAGTTGTTGAAGTATCGCTAATATCATCAGCATCTAAAACCACAACGCCAGTTTGTCCATTTACACTATCGACCCCACCGCCACTGCCACCGCTTGCAGAAATAATATAAGGCTCTGCTAATGTTCCGCTACCAGTTATGATTACGTTTGTACCCTCTTGAATTAAACCAGTAATACTATCAGCATTACCAGCACCTAAATAAGCAGTATATCCTAAAACTTCTAAACGTGCTTTCAAATCAATAACATTTGTAAACGTTTCAACTAAACTTCCATCGGTTTCGTCAATTACTTCAATTTCGTTAACCGATAATTTATTTAAAGGAATGTTTGAACCATTGCGTTGTACTATTATAAAAGTATTCGCAACCTCATCAATTGTTACCTCAAAATCAGATATATTAACAGACTTTGCTCCGTTGTTATATCTATGAAACCATCCGTTAATTGTTTTAACTATTTTAAACATTATTTTGTAATTTTTAGTTTATAATCGCCCAAACTTGGATTTACTGAACTACCGCTATGATTATGAATTATAAATTTAACCTCATCTGTTACGCTTACAATTGGTAAACCTACAACCAAATCTAAAGTAATTAATTCTAAAGGATAGCTTAATTGCACAAAATCGCCTATTTCAGCACCAATTAAAGGCGTAGTTATAATAACACTTCCATTACTTGATATACTACCTACATCAATACTATTTGTTTGTTCACATTTAATATAAGGCGAATAACTATAAACATTGTCAGTAACTTGCACTAAATACAATCCGTTATCATAGCTTGGTGTATAAACACTTGGTATTCCACTTCCATTAGTATCAATTTCAAGTTTAAAATCATCAACAGAAACTACATAAAACGAACCTACGTCATTTGTTGCTATTGTAAATCCGTAAGTAATAACATCACCAATTTCAAGTTGTATAACTTGTGTGTATGTTTTCCAATCCGAAGTATTACCACTCAAAAGTAGTTCGTATTCAGTTAAAAGTCCGTTAACATAAATATTAACTATCATTATGTTATCGTTTAATCCACCAGCATCTTCACGTAATTTAAACGATAAAATATGTTGCCCTGTTTCTGCTATTGTAACCTCTGTTAAAGCAGAACCACAAGTTAATCCATCAGTAACTAATGATTTTAATTGTAAACCTCTTGCGCCTGTCTTTTTAGATTGAGTTCGTTGTATTGCTGTACCTGAACCGCTTACTATATTCCAAGTATAATCACTATCAAATGTAGCAAACGGATTTAATAAGTTAGGATTATTTATAGGTAATAGATTACTTTCGTTTATTTGTACTAAATTAGGCATAATTAATCGTTTGTTAAATAGTTAGTGTTAATTACTAAACTTGCTCCTATTGGTAAAACTCCATTAAGGTAAATATTTTGTAACGCAAAAGTTACTAAACAATTTGTGTTACTTGGGTCTAATTGTCCAACGTATAAAGTATCGTTTGAGGTTTTACAAGCTAAAGCACTTGTAGGATTTGCAAATATTACTTCTCCACTTTTTACTGATGTGTAATCGTTTCTTATTGTTCCGCTAACGTGTACTTTATTGCCTCTCTTATTAAATTTTAAGTTATACGTGTACTGATTAGGCGCAGACGTGTTAGCGTGAACAATAGTAGTAGAAAAGAAAATATTAATCAGTTCTAAATATGCGTTACGAAGTTTTAATTGCGTTATGATTGCAGTGACAAATCCGTTAATATTTGCTATTAATGTTGCTTTATTCATTATATTAGTTTGTTAAAAATTCTGTATTATCAAAATCGGTGTTTAAAAATTCTCCATCAGCAATAGTAAAAGTCCATTCGTTTAATGCAAATCCGTTGAATTTTTCTGCTCCGCTAAAAATTTGGTTAGGTTCAATTACTATTGAATAGTTGCCAGTTGTAAAAGTGTAACCAGTAGCTAACAAATCAAGACTAACTACTTGCAAAGCATAAGATAAATCATATTCAATAATTAATACGTTTTCCTTATATAATTTATATTTACCATTTACAGATGTTATTGTTTTATTAAATAACAATAAAGAACCACTTGCAAAATTTAAAAAATTATTTAAAGTATAAATTCCACCATTCAAAGGCTCAAATTGAACTACTTCTAATCCTTCATAAACTTGATAACTCCAATCGTAAGTTTCATTTTGTGGATTAATAACAAATTCTGCATCTAAAAAATTAGTAGTTCCTTTTCGTTCGTTACTTTTAAAATCACTAACTACAACACCTTGACCATTTAAGAAAACTATTTCACTTGCGAATAGTTCGTTTAATCTGTCGTTAATATCGTAATTAATAGCATCGCTTTTCCATTGTCTTAAATACGATGTAATGCTTTTATAATTAACCCTTAAACCTTGCGTTGTTGTGTATTGTTTTACGCTATTTTCGTTAACCGGACTAAAGTCATACATTTTAGAAAATCTAACCGATTGTAAATACTCGTTTACATTTCCATAGTCAAACCTTGAACTCAACTCAAAATCGTAATCAGTAACTAAAAAGTCGTTGCTATACCATATTGCACCATTTACCAAATCCGTAATTTTCAAATATAATGGCGTAGTATAGAAATTTTCGTTAATCATTCCAAACTCAAAAGTAATCTGAGGCGTTCCGTTATCATCTATAAAACTTTCGTAGTAAAAGTTACTATCAATATTCTTTTTTACATTACCACAATTATCAATTAAATCAACTTGAATACCACCGCTAAAAGCAATTCCATTCGTTAAACTTGTTTGTTGTAAGAACGTTTCATTTGGTAACTGCATTATAAACCCTTGATAGGCTAAATTAGTGATGTTTGGATTGCCACCCTTAGCCTTATCAAAAGTATTAAAAAGTCTTATAAAATTGTTATCCATTTACAAATCGTTCAATGCGTTTACTAATAATTCAATTGAATTATAACTTATTCCGTTCAAAAGTACAAAATTAAATTTAAAGTTATTGCAAATTGGCTTAGAATTTTTATCATAGAATTTAATATAATCGTTTTGAGTTTTCCACCAATTAGAAACACCGCTTAAATTATAAGCAACATCGTTAACATTTAACACACCATCAGCAAAAGTTAACGTTAATATTTCACTTTCGTATTTCTCCTCAATCGTACATTCAAATAAATTAGTTAACCAATTGTATTTTAGCTTTTGAATAAATCCTTTTATTACTTTTTCTTTAGCATCGTAACAACGAATAAAACCTTTATTGGTTAAATATGATATTAATAGATTTTTTACAGAATTGTAATCAACAACTAAAGTAATATCGTGAGTTTTCGCTCCTAAAATTGGCTCATCAAAATCTGAATAGTTAAAGTTTGCATCTTCTACTAATACTGAACTTTCACTTGTTAATTGACTTTCAAAAGTTCTATTATTTTTATATTCGTTACAACGTATAAACGTTTTATTGAATAACATATAACTTGCAAACAAACTACTAAAATACTTCATATTTCGCTTAATCGAATAGAAAATATTTGGTAAAACGCCAGTAGTAGGAATAGTAAAACCTTGATTAGTTCGTGTTTGATACGCTACATTTGAGTAAAAGTATTTTACTTTAATATAATTATCACCACTTACTGCAGTTATATTGTTTGAATTATCTCTTAACGTTAGTAAAGTTGATGTAACATCCTCAATTATGTAACTACCGATATTAACACCCTCTATTATCTCGAATGTGTCGCCAACTTCAACCCCAATAGTTAACCAATTAATTACAACATCGCCACTATCTCCGTTACTATCACGATTTAATATTTTTAAAATAGATGTGAATGGCGTAGGGTTTAAAGTCCATTGCATTAATAACCTTGCTCCAAAACTACCAAAACTATTTGGAGCTAATTCTACATACTGCTCAATCATTACATCGTTATCAGCTTCTAATGATGTTGTAGGTTGTTTAATTTCAAGGTTAAAAATATCTTGGATGTATTTACCATCACGTACAAAGTCGTTTTTAATTTCTTTTTTATTTTCAACTTGTGTGTTTGGAACTATCCAATTACTATCTGTATGAATACTATTTGTACTACCTATGATATTTCTATCTTGTGCATACTTTTTATATCCATAATCAAAGTTTTTTACTTGTAAACGTTCGTTAAATTGTGAGTTATACTCATAATCTGGATTAATTAAAAACGCTCCTATTTCTGTATTTTCGTAAAAACCATCAAAGTCTATTATTTGTATATTATCCTCGTTAATTTCGTAATCGCAGTTAACCTCTTCAACACTTCCTAACGTTTCTTTAAATGTGCTATAAAAGTAATCAGTTTTTTGCGAAATCATTCTTCTACAGAAAACAACTTGTTTGTTGTGTATTCCATCAGTATCAAAAAGCGGTGCATCAACTGGGACATTTTTAATGTTTTTTACCGATTGTTTAATAAAGTCAATATACTTAACTGCTGGTATAACGCTATCGATTGCGGTTTCAGTTGCGGTTATTTCGATGTCTTGTGTATTATAAATAAATTGACCTCTATTACCACTTGCTAAATTTGTAATGTCCCAATTTAATTGCCAATAAATAGACAAAAAACTATCTCTTGGAATGCTTGGAATATTAAAATTAATATTTTCGTCTAATTGTACTAATTGATTAACACTCCCTACAACTTCTTTATAATATGCAACGTTACCAAAATTTGAACCAGTATGAGGGTCTGTTGAAACAATATAATACAATGTCATTGACATTTTAGAACTCGATGTAGGAAATGTAACTTTATAATCTATAAAAATTCTATTTGATATTTTTACAGAAATATTAGTTAAATCATTTTTTGCTTTTATTAATCTAATATTGTTAATAACATTAGTTATACTTGAACCAGCTGGCGTAGGGTCTAACCAGCTTAAAGTATTATTAATATTGCTTATTTCGGTTACTTGACTAAAATTATTATAACGACCAGCACCAGCTGGAAATGTAATACTACTTGGTAACTTCCATTTACTTTGATTAGTTTGCGGCGTTGCTCTATGTAAATAACGCATCGTTTGAACTGGCGTTATTGTATTACCCTTTACATCTTTATCGCTAAATGCGTTAAATTTGTCATCAGCATAACGTTTAAAATCCGCTACATTATTGTTATCTTTTAAAATACAATTAATATAAGAATATCCATCGGTTAAATCTTTACTCGTATAATCTAAAGTAAAAGTTCGCAAAGAAACTCCGTCTAATCTAATTTGAAACAAAGTAACACTTTCAAATCCTTTTAATCGTAACGTTTCAAAGTGCCACGCTAAACCATTATCTAATCTTTTAGATACATCACCGAATGGATTAATTACTTGCTCCGTTTCAATAGTTCCGCTAACCGCATCAACAAAGGTTAATTTATCAACTGCACCGAAAACTACATCACGTGAATACCTTTTTGCGTTTTGCTCCAACTCAAAGTTTGCACCATCAAAACCAGTCGGCTCGAATATCTGATACCAATCGGTATGCCCTAAACTCTCAAATAATAAATGGAATGTGTATTTTTTCATTATACTGATTTGGCTATAAAGTTAACCTTTCTATTTAATATTTCTTTTGTCGAATGTCCGTTTTTAACTAACATATTCAATCCATCTTTATCTATATTTAAAGAAACACTTTCTTTATTATTTATAGCGTCAATAACGGGTGTTAAGTCAAATTTAGGACTTTCAATATTTACTTTTGGCATTGCAATATCGTTGCTTGTTAACATTGAATTTAAGTCGTTGTTAAACATTAGATAATCCATTGTTTTGTCATTATTTAACACTTTATCGCCTTTGTTTAAATAAGTCATCGTTGCCCCTTTGTCATTACCTAAACTTTTAATATTGCCTTTTTTATCTGTAATAATTTCACGCCCTCTCTCTTGAGTTAATGCCCAACCCTCTGGAGCGTTATCTGTACCTTTCCAAAATTGTGGCACTTGTTGACTAGCTACCATACCAGCTTGAATCGCACCTATAACTCCTATAACAATTGACAAAGGAATATTCCCCTGTGCGAGTGCGGACATAATTCCCTGTGCGGTATCTATTGCAATATTAAATATAGCTTGTTGCTTTTTAGCTTGAAATTCACGTCTTTTAATTTCTCGTTGTCTCTGTTCATATTGACGCTCGATTTCCTCTCTCGCACTCGCACTTTCACCAGCAAACATTAAAGCTACTTCTTTTTGTTGCTCCAAATTTGCGTATTCATTTGCGAATCTGTTATCACTTGCTTGATTCATAAAGTTCATAGCTTCCTGAAAAACTTCTGTAACTCCTACAAAAGTAGTATCAAAATCTTCCCCGAAACCCTCTATTTTTTTATTAAGAATATCAAATAAAGTATCAAAACCATACTCACTTCCAAAACTATCTGCAAATGATTTTAACCAATCTTTTGTAGCTTCTTTTAGTTTGTCTGTTGATTCCTTTGCTTTGTCTGCCCCTTGTTTCCATTTCTCAAAACCTACTTCGGGATTGTCTCCGAATATATTTAACTTAATACCCTCGCCCTCAAATTTAGCGTTATAATCTTCAAACTCTTTATAATATCTGTCAAGTTCTTTTAATCCGTCATCAACTCGCTTTTTGTTAATATCTGTAATTGTATTTGAAAATTCAATTGCATCGATTTCCATTTGAGTATTGCTATCTTTATGAAGTCTTATGTTTTCTTCATATTTTAATAAAGCTATTTGAGTTTCTTTTTGTGCTATGTCATCTAATAAATTTAATCTGTCGTTAATATATGTTTTTTCTTCTGATGACAAATTAAGTAGTTTTAATTCTCTTTCAGCCTGTGCAATTTCTAAAGCGTTTCTTAATCTTAATTCCTCTTCAATAGCTTTATTAAGGTCTTTTTGTGCTTTAATTTGCTCTTTTGTTAATTTGTTGGTAGTTTCTGTAGCATTGTTTGTTTCGTTTTTAGTATTTAAAAATTGTTTACTTGCTTCAATAACTCCGTTTTGCTCTCCAAGTAATTCTTGTAAAGATTCAATTTGTAATTTAATATCTTTTGGGCTTTCACTCCAAGGCAATCTTAAAGCGTAAGGACTTGTATTTTTTAGTTTATTTTGTAAATTTTCAATTTGTTTAGTAATTGATTCAATATTATTTTTTGCTACTCTAATACTACTTTCGGCTTGTTTTATTTTCTCTTCATCACCTACAAAGTTTTGTATAAGACGTTCAAAATTGTTTTTACCAGCTTCCGCACCTTTTAAGTTTGCTTTTTTATATAATTCATCCCAAGAAGTATTTAAACGAGTTAAAATTAACAATAAACCCTCTGCTGACATCATTACTTTTTGAAAAAAAGAAACTCCGTTTTTTGGGTCTGAACTTGACAAAGAATCAACAAAAGCAGTCCATTGATTTGTTACTCGATTTTGAGCGGATGCAATATTATTAATTCTGTTTACATTTTCAATTCCGTATGTAATCTCAAGTTGTTTGGCAAATTTTGGCAATACATCTTTAGCTAAAACATCGCCAGCTTTCATCATATTTCCTAATTCCTTTTCAGTAACCCCAACCGCTTTAGCCATAATACCAAAAGCACCTGGCAAGGCTTCACCTAATTGACCTCTTAACTCTTCTGCTTGAATCGTACCTTTAGACATCATTTGGTTTAATGCTAAAAATGCTCTTTCGCTTTGTTGTTGTGATAATCCCATCGACGCACTCGCTTTCGATATACTTTCAAAAATATCTTGTATTTGATTTGCTGAAAGTTTATCTTTTGCACTTACATAAAATTGAGTAAATTGTTTAGTCAAACTCATTAATTCAATACCATAATCTTCTGAAATTCTAGCTAAAAATTGTTGTTGATTTGTCAAATTTTCTTGACTTCCTACAACTTGTAACATCGCCATTTCTAAAGATTGAAGTTGTTTCGTTGTTTCGTAAATATCTTTAGTTATTGATGCAAATAGTGTTACACCTCCAACAATACCAAAAGCACCCATTAAATCTTTTAAACCATCTAAAGCACGTGTACTCGAACGCCCCCATGCACCAACTGCTTTATCAGCTTGTAATAATTTTTTATTATAGGCTTCAAATTCATAACGTGTTGAACGTAATTCTTTTTCAAATTCTTTTTGAGTTTGTCCAGCTTTTTTGCCACTAATTATTAAATCTCTATATCTTTGGCTTAATTCAGAAGTTTTAGCAGACAAATTAGAATAAGCACCAGCTAATTTACTATTTTGCATAGCTAAATTGTCAGCGTTTTTTGCTAATATTCTATTATTTACTATTTCCTCTCCAGTTACTTTATTCTTTTTTTCTTGTTCAATTCTTGCTTTTTCTACTTTGTTTTGCAAATTAGTAATAACTTTCTCTTGCTTTTGATATTCAGCGGTTAATGATTTTATAGCACTATCCGAACCGCTTGGCGTTGTAATACCTTTCATTTTAGTACCTACTTTGTCCACGTTACTAATCATAGTAACAAGTTCAGCGTTTGCCGTTTGTAAATCTTTTAAAGCTGATGGACTCAAAAATTCTATGAACTCACTATTTGCCATTATTTTTTCTTTTTATTTTGTTCAACTATTCTTTGTGCCTGTTTCTCTAAAGTAACATAAACCGCTAAAGTCATATCTTCTTTTAAAAGCGAGTTGTTAGGTAGTACATTACTTAACGCTCCGATACTATCGTAATAATCAAAATCTTTATTTTTTGATTTGTTTATCATTTCGTTAAACTCTATTTGAGCAAAGTTTAAATCATTGGTTAAAATACCGATTTCAATATTCAAAACTCTTTGCACCTCGTTAATAAATGGAACTTCTTTGTTAATTTCTATTCCATAACTATTTTTGATTGCATCGATAAAATCTAACCGCATTTGCTCTGTCGTTCTATTATAAAAATAAAAATGCAAACTTTGTTTTAAAGTTGCTATTTTGTAATTATAAAACGAAATATCTTTAGTTAATTCCAAATATCGTTTAGCCTCGTGGTTATCCGATTTTATAAAAAACTCATCGTAAATACTAATAAATACTTGCTCCAAATCCTTTTCACGTGGTTTTGGTTTTAATAGTTGGTAATTCTTTGTTTTTAATATATCAAAGAATTTTTTAGCTGGTATGTTTGATATGTTGTTAAACTTAGGCAATTTTATATTGTTTTTTTATTTGATACGTCAATGTTAATCTATAAATATCTTTTTGTCTTTTATCGAACCAATCTTGGTTAATTCCCAAAATATCTAATCCATAACGCCCTACTAAATTATGCTCATCATTCCAATTAAATAAGAAACCCTCTCTAAATGGTCGTACAAATAAACTTCTTGCAGTTCTATAAGTGTAAAGCAAATCTACATATCCATCTGCTTTAGGATTTTGCATTAATTTAATTTGTTTATACTCAGGGTCTCGATAAGTTCCAATTCTACTTCCATCAGGGCGCAAACCTTGTTCAAACTCGTCAATTTTTTGTTCTTTTAACCTCTCTTGGTCGCTTAGTACTATTTCTCTTACCAACTGCTCCATCGTTGACTTGTTCAGTATCGGTTGCAACCTCTGTTGGTATTGTTTCGCGCTTATTCCCATTTTTACCACAATCTAAACATTTACACTCTTTACTAATTTTTGGATTGTTTATAAATTCATCAATCAAATTATTATCTGTTTGATTTGTGTTTTTTAAAATCCATTCTCTTTTACTTTCTTTACAAAGTTTTAACCATTGCTCAGCATCTGTTCCAAAAATATGTTTTCCGAATACTTCCATTTTATTGTTTTTAAAAGAACAAAGGCAGCCAAAATTAATTGATTGCCTTACATCCTTGTTATTTACCCCTAAACATTTTATACTATGAAAAAACAAAGTTAATAAAAAAAACCATTGCTTTTACACAATGGTTAAAAATTATTTTTTTATTACTCAACAACTTCAAAATAACTCAAATAAACCGCAACTGTAGTATTTGGATTGTTTGGAGCAGTTGGATTTGCTGAACTTGTAAAAGTAACAGCTTTATTAAAGAAACTTGTAGTTATATTACTAGGATTTCCTAATAATAAATAAGTAGCTTGTTCTTTATTAGTAGTTCCACCCATTTGAGAAGAAAAGTTTGTTAATTGAACTGAATCTAATAAAACCCTCCAAGTTCCTACTGAACTCCATCCATCATTATCAATATATTTAATAATAATGTCTTTTGGAATATAAGCCTTACCGCTTGTGGCTGGTAAAAGTGTTATTGGTGTAGTGAAAATAGTTAATAATTCAGAATGTGTTATGATTCTTTTAACTACTTTAGTTCGTACTTCTTGGTCAACATAATCAACTAAATCTTTTAAATTATCACCTACATTATCAGTAGTAACACTTTCGGCAGTTGTTTTGTTTGTAATATCCGCATCTATTTGCGTTTTTAATTCTGTGTTTGTCATTTTTTTATATTTATTAAATTAATTAAAAAAAGGAATAAAAAAGCAGTTTGATAATTTCACCATATCACACACAATTTTATCCCTTTTTTACATTTTTATTTGGGTATTTTCGACTTACTCAAATTCAACTCCAAATTCACTTGCGAAAATCCCAGTTATTCACGCAGTTGGTGTAATACTTGCAGTTGCTCCTTTGTAGTAACGTGTGCCTATCTTTGCAGTTGCAACAGAATTAACACTATCATACAACTGAACTACTACGCTTTGAGAAGTTGTTAGCGTTGTTGTTGGTGTAAAACTCCATTCGCCACTTACTGAATCATAAGACAAAGATAATGCCGTGATAGTATCAGCAACACCATCAATAGTACATCTTAGATTAGCAATAGCAATTCCACCTAAGTTAGTTGCTCTATTCATATCAAATGATGCTTTAAAGTAAACTTTTGCATTTGATACGTCGGCTCTACCAGTCATATAAATATCCGTAATAGGTTTTACATCGGTGTTAATATCAAAGTCTAATGAACTTCTATCTAAAACAGCTACATCTCTATTAAATTGCGTTTCGTTAATCAATTGAATAGTAGTTGATACACTTGCAGACGTATTGCCATCTGTAAACATATACGTACCACTATTCAACATACCTAAATCGAAACCACTAAAAGTAGTTCCGTTAGTTGCTCCAGCAATAGCACCAGTAGAGAATACGAATAAGATATCAAATGCTTGTTGACTATTATAAGTATTTAAAGCGTTTGCAAACTTCCAACCTCCTTTTAAGAATTTAAAAGTAAATTGTGGTAATCCATTACGAACTACTGACATAACTCCGCCTTGATACTCTTCTGTAGTTGCCTCAGGTGTATTGTTTGTTACTTCAACTGCCCCTAAAATAGGGATAAAATTCCCTAATTGTATTTGCTCGTTTACGTAATCTTTATTAAAAACGTCTGTTGTCAAGTTTATTGACCATCCTTTGGGAACTAAAATTTTACCAGTCAATCTGCCCTCTTGAATAATGCAGTCTGGTAGCCCTAAATTCTTACGTGTAGTAAGACAATCTTTTTGATTTATTAAAACCATAGTTTATTGTTTTTTAATTGTTAAAATCTATGTTTGTATTAATACAAGTACTAATACCGCTAAATGTAATATCGCTATTTAAAACTATTGCGTTACAAATAAATACTAAACTTTCTGTTTCAGTTTCACGTAAATTGTAATTCTTTATTCTACGTGACTTTAAACTTGTATTGTCATACCTACTAATACCGCTTTGCTCTAATCCTATTAATAAATTATCTAAAATAGGTTGTAAAATAACATTGTAATCGTATTCGTGTTGATAAGCATTAAATTCACTCGGTGCTTGACTTTCATACAAAATAATAATTCTTGCATTACGTTTAACACTTGGCTCTCTTAAATCGTTTATATCCTCTCCCTCAGCTAACCAAATCAAAGGAAACGATAACTTTCCAGCCATTGTTAAATACTTAGTCAATACTTCCTCTGTTCCCCATCCGAAATTAATCTTTTGAGTTAAACTACCATTTGTTAATGGTGGCAAAACTTGAACTATTCTCGCTAATTGGTCCTCAAAGATTATCATAAACCCCAGTTATTTATCATCCCATCAAATACGAAATTGGATGTATCCCAATTCAAAACTGCTTGTTTATCACATAAATACCTAAACATTGAAACCTCGTTACTATTAGTTAAACCAATCCAACTAAGTGTATTGTCTTTTACTTTCGGGAACTTTGTAGCAGTGCCTTGATATTGTGTTATGTAGTTAATGTTTGCTTTTGTTATATCCGCATTAGCACTAATATTTTCAGCACCTTGTGGATTAACTCTAACAACTCCAACTCCAGTTAAACTATTTGCAGTTTGTCTAAGAAACTCTTCTTTTATTTTACAAGCTATTAAATTGAAATCGTAATCTAAACCTCGCCACACTTTACCATCGTAAGTATCTCCTTTTACTAACTTTTCTAAATCAGCATATAGCGGATTTGCATAATCATCCGCTATCGCTAATTGTAGTTCGTTGTATAATTCAACACCTAAAGAGTTAATCAATATGTTTCGCTCAACTTCAATACATAGATTGTCAATATAACTTGTGTTATTTGGTGTTTCTAATGATGGATTAGCAGTGATAAATTCCTTACTTAAAGGAATGTATAACCAGTTGCTTTTTTGAAATTGTGCTTTTGTATTGATTTGTGGCATCTTAGATTAGTTTTTCTCTTTAACGTCTTTTACACTTCTATTTTCGTCAGTAGTTACTTCAAAGTCAACTCCTTTAGCTAATTTTGCTTTTCCGTCAGCTATTAACTTTTCTCCTTGTACTTTGTGTACTACTTTAACTTTACCATTAAAGAAACTTTTTTCTGTTCCCTCGATAGTCATAAAATCTGCTTTGTCAAAAGATACTACTTTATCAGTAGAAGTTGCTCCAGTACTTTGTTTGATTTTTACTCCCATTTTTGTATAATTTATTTATTAATATTTATGCTTGTTGTAACGCAGTTTTAACCGCATCTAAATCAAGTTCAACCCAACCTACTAAATCACGTTCAGCGATTTGCATAATTGAAAATACTTCTCCAATAGCAGTATATTCATTCTCGATTAATTGATTGCCATATTGACCAGTACGCATAATGAAGTTAGAATGTTGCTCTCTGTATAATCTACTTTCTCCAACATAAGCGAAACCTTGCGCAATAGTATTAGATTGAACTAATCTCATCCCGTTAATAGTTCCAGCAGTTGTGTTGATATAAGGAGTTAATTTTAAATCTCCATCAGTATTTTGTACAAATAATGTAGCTACTAAATCCGCTGGATTCATTAATACAATATCAGGAGAATAGTTCAAAGCTTGTAGTTGTGATTGTCCAGCAACCACCGCTAAACCATTGTCAGGTTGTGGAAAAGTTCCATCTAATACAGACGATACATAAGCAGTAGCGTTAGTTGTGATAGTTGTTACTAATCCATTTTGCCAAGTTCTAATAACGTCTTGCTCAAACAAATTTATAATTTCAGCAAACAACGCCATAAAGTCCATTTCAAACTCTTCCGACCATTCAATACGACCAGCGTATTTTACTCTGTCTGTTGAAGTTCTTACGAACTTGTATTGATTTAATGGTTTAACCGCTCCCTCAACAGTAACTGCAACTGCTCCCTCTTTCGGTGCTTGTTCTTTTCTAATGCGTTGTGCTGGTACGTTAGCTACTTGTGTATTAGGAATTACATTTAAAATGAAATTCTCAGGGTAACGAATTTTTGCAATATCGTTATCAACTAATACGTTGTCAGTAACTGGGAAATCTAATCCAGCATCATTAGTAACTGTTCCGTTAGTTGTTAAGTGAATTGCAGCCGCTTTAAATTCGATTTGATACGGAGTTTTATTTTTAATCGCATCAACAATTTTTGCGTGGTCTTTTTCAATTGTTTTTTTCAATTGATACTTTTCTACTTCTGACAATTTAATTGCAGTTTTGTTGCCTAACAACTCTACTTGCTCAGCTACTTCTTTCATTTTTGTCATAATAGTAACAACATTATTGTTGTCATCTTTTTCAGCTAATCCAATTCTTTCGTCTAATGCAGTTTTTAATGCATTTTCAAAAGTTGAATTTTGCGTTTCCATTGCTTTTTCAACCGCAGTTGATAATTCAGCAATAACCTTTTCTTGTCCGTCTTCAAAAACAATACCTTGCTTTTTCAACGCCTCTACTAAGTCGATTTTCATTTTCTTACTTTGTTTTAATGAATGTTAATTTTTGTTTCTCTTGTGTTTGAGTGACTTTTGTCGGCTCTTCTTGTTCAATTGTTTCATCAACGGATTGCTCAATATTTTCTTTATTTTCAGACGTTGAATAAACGCCAGTATTTTCATTTGCTCCAAATAATACACAACTATTTTCAAGTATTTTAGCCTCTATAACCGCAAAGAAATAACCATACTTATCAACTAAATCTTTGTTTATTACTTGTGGATAGTATTTATCCCAATTCTCTTTATAGGTTTTATCCTCTTCAATATCACTATCATAACATAGTTTTATAATAATGTATCGTAAGCCTATTGAATGTTGCTTAATTTGATTATCTTTGTATAGATAAAACGTTTTTTCGTCATACTCTTTTGAAACGATTGAACGCATCATTAATGCTTGTGCTTTTGTTACATCGCTTTCAATACCGAAGTAAGACAAATCAAACATTTTAGAATACAAAACTGGGTCTTTACCTACAATATCATCAGTAGTATATTTATGGTTTTTTAAGTGATAAACAATAGATTTTGAATTAATAGTATTTTTCCAACTATCTTTTATCATTACATCCATATAAGTATCACACCAACCACTCAAATTAGCAATTGTATTAACTTCAATTTCATTAGGTTGTAAAGCAGTTCCATCCTCTTTAATAGTTTGCTTTTCGTTTACTGGTAAACAACCAAAATCAAATATATCTGATTTAATAGGCATCGAACATTTTTGCTTAATTAAAGACTTTTCATTTTGTCTTAAATAAGCGAACGTTTCTGCTTTAGTTTTAAATGTAGGTATAGTTACTCTCATTTCTTTATAATTTTACCGGTTTCAACTGCTTTTTGTTTTGTTTTCTCAACCTTTCTTAATTTTTCTAACTGCTCTTTAGTTAGTGTTTGTTTTATCTTTTTCATAACTTAAATACTTAAATTATTATATTTGTCAGTTAGTTTGTTTAAAGCATCGTTTACAACTTGTCCCTCAGCTTTTAATTTACTTATGTTGTCTATCAATATTCCATCAGCCTCAAAACTAACTTTCTTATCTTCTTGTAATATTTCTACTTGACTAAAGTCAGGGTAAAATATAACGTTATCAGGTAAATAATACGCTTTTGACAACTCTAAACCTCTCTCAATTGCATTTGATTTAATTACCGATTGCCACAATTTACGCTCTCCATCGATTTTATTTGCAAATTTACTAGGGTTTCTTTTAGGAACTAAATCAGCATCTAAACCAAATACACTCGCTATCGCTACTGCATCCGCCTCTGTTTCATCAAATGGTTGTAACTCTTGTATTGTCGCTATTGTTTTTAAGAACTTTAAAGGAACGCTTGAAACACCAATAAAATTTTTATCTCCAGTTAATCCGTTACGCTCTTTTAAATCATCAATTATTTTATCTCTTGTCGGAGCATCAACAACCGCTTCAATACTACTTGTATTTGTACTTTCTTTTGCTAAAATTCCACCATTCATATTTTTAGCATAAACATTGTAACGAGCGGAATACACTTGTATAAGATTATCAATGTTTTTAGCAACCGCAGTTAATGGACTTGCACCAACTCCAGTTTTATCAATTGATAACAATGTATAATGATTTACAAATTTTGCATCAATACTTTGTTTATAAAAGAAATCAGTTACATAATAATCTATTAAATCCGATTTACTTTTAATTGCAAAAGGATTAGGAATTTCTTTTTTATATTTTGGTTTTGTAACATCAGGCGATAAAGTCCAAATATTACTAATTAAATCAATTGTCGCATTTTTATAGCTATCAGGTATCTTTGTATAGTCGTAACAATTACCATCGCTAAATTTATTAAAAACACCTTTATAAACCAAATCACTAAATTTATCATAAGGATTAGGATTTTGTATTAACTTTTGTAAATTACTATTGTTAATCGTAACCTCTTCTAATGTATTTTTATCAACTAATTTATAAGGTAAACTTGCACAAGCATCAGCAATAAAATCAATAGGGTAAAATATTTCTGCTATTGAACCAGCTAACTTATAAGCATCACTTTGAGTATATTCTGCTATTCCTTTAATTGGATTGTATTGATTAAAAAATGTCATCCATTCTCCAGTATTATCTTGCTCAGCAAAACGTTTACCTGCAAATAGTTTTTTTCCGTTAAAAGGGTTAAATATAGCCATATATAAACAAAAAAATCCTTAACCGATAATGAAATCAGTTAAGGAAATGCTTTTAAAATGTGTTGTTTTTATCATTCTATCCACGTTTCACAACGTTAATTTTGACAAATATATAAAATTTATTTATACTAATTACAAATAATATAGATTACTTTTTAAATACTACCCATAAAGCAATGTTTTATATTTTGTTTTTAATACTTTAGCAACCATTGAGGCGTTATCAATAGCATCTAATTTATGTTTGTTATCTCCCTCTTTTGAGTATGATGTTAAATGTGTTATAAATTGATTATATTCTGTATTTGATTTGTAATTTTTATCAAATGTAAAGTATTTTTTAATAAATTCAAAGTTACTTAATATTTTAGCCTCTTTATTTTCGGTTGTTGTAAATGGTTTTATAGTAGTGTGGTTTTCTATTTCTTTTTTAAGCAGTAAATATGATGCAACACCTACGCCATTAATTTCTAAAAATGTATCTTCAATAAAATGCTCTCTTAATTTATCTTTGATTGTATCGGTTAAACTTTCAATACCATTCTTTGAATAGATAATGTCTTTTACAACTACATTTAATTTATTTTCAACTATATAAACCCAAACAAATAACATTGAATAATTGTCTCCACCAGTATTGGCTGGGTCGCCAATTGCAAATTTATAAACCGCATCGTTAATGTCGTACTTATCAGTTTCATCAAAATTAACATCAGTAATAGGGATTAATTTACCTTTTAAAGATTGTGGATTTTGTTGATATTGTGTTTCAAATACTCGCTCGTCTGCCTCTCTAATCTTTTTTAGTTCCGATAAGGTTTGTTTAAACTCCCATAATGCACTCTCTTCTCCTTGCTCATTTGTAATAATACAGGGTAATGTTATTAAAGTCCATTCATCAGGCTCATTTTCCATTAAGTAGCCTATTAAATCTCTTTCGTGTAATCTTTGCCCTATTACGATAATTGGTGTATTTCTACTATTTGTTCTACTTCTTATTGTGGTTTCAAATCTTTGATTAACTCTTTCACGTTTTAATTCACTTTCGGCATCATCAGGCTTTAAAGCATCATCAATTATAATTGCTCCAGCGAATTTATTATTATCATCTGATATAAAATCGTCAAACTCCTCATCAACTTCTCCAGCACCAAACCCAGTAATTTGTCCACCAGTTGCAGTTGCATAAATTCCACCGCCCCCAGTTGTGTACCATTTATTTTTAGCAGTACTTGACTTATCCATTTTTACATAAGGAAACAAATTTTTATATTCAATCTCTTGTATAAAATCTCTAACCTCTTCTGAATTATCTAATGCTAATTGTTGCGAATAAGATAAATGTATAAACTTTGATGATGGATTAATTGCTAAACCTTGCGCTATAAAGTTTTTAACTGCTAATTCAGTCTTACCATAACGAGGCGCAATTGCAATAGCTAAACGTTTTATTTTACCATTTAATACATCATTCAAAGCATTACATATAATTTCGTGATGTTTACTTATTACAAACTTTCTTTTAAATCTTTGTTTAAAAAAATAACGTGTAAAAAATAAACTATCTGAAATTACTTTTGCCTTTATAACATCTTGTTCAGTCATTAAATATCTTTATCTAAGTCGTCAAGTACTTGCTTAGCTTGTTGTGGTGTTATTGGAATAGCAACGTTGTTAATTTCTTTTCCGTTTGTTGTAATGTCGGTTGATTGCGATGCTCTTCCCTCTGTTCTATCGGTAACTTCTTTTAAGTAGTTGATTTCGTCTTTTGCCTCGTTTACCGCATTAAGTGCTAATTGTTGCGCCATTGTTTTAGGTTCAAACTCTTCAAACTCTTGCAAATCCATTCTAATCAAATGATTATACCAATAGCTAATAGAAGTATCTTTCGACCATCTTCCATTAGCTTTGTTTTGTGGATTATCTGAAAAACCACCTTTACCATTTGGATTATTTACTACTCCTTTTTGTGGCATAATACTTTAAATTAAGTTTTCTTACTTTCAAGTTAAATTGAAACTTGTGAAAGTTAGTCAAAATTAGTAATTATTTTTTAATTAGCAATGTTTTTTAAACTTTATTTTCTTTTCGATGTATGTTGCTAATTTATATTTATTCTAAATAAGTTGAACTGCTTTGTAGTAGAAGTTTATATTGCGTTTTAACTTTAAATATTCATCATAAGTTATAATCTTACTACTTTCCACAAAAGTTTCTTTGTGTATTGCTATTAACTTTAGTTTAGTGTCGAGAGGTAATTGTGGTTTACTTACTTGTTTACTCATAAATTCCAATTACTTTGTTGAACTTTTTTCTTAACTCAATTCTTTCAATTGGGTTGTAGGTTTTGTTTTCTAATTTTAAGTGTTTAACAATTAACCTTGCTATTTTTATTTTTTCTTCATATTCAAAACGAGCCATTTTAAGCAATGGAAATTTATTTACAATATCAAACTTTACATACTCCCAATATTGTTTACCATAACGCTTAATTAACCCTAAATCGTAATGATGTAAGTTAGCTGACTTTTCAAAGTTGCAATAATAATCTTGTAAATGAATGTTATCTAAATTAAATCTAATACTTCCGTTTGCTTTAACCGAGTGATAATGTCCGCCTTGAGGTGTTTTAACACCATCACAACTAATACAACCACTACCAAAGTCAATTAAAACTGCAATTTTATTAATTTCTCTTTCGAGTTCATTTTGCCAATCGCTTAAAGTTTTTAATTTTTCTTTGATTTGTTTTTTTTCGGTTTGCCATTGTTTCGCTTTTTGCTTTTCAATTGCAACCTTTACGCTTTCGTTAAATGCTTTTATACATTCATCATCAGATAAACAAAACTTTTGATTGAAGTATTTAGCATCGAATTTTGTTTTATGATATTGGCATTTTGGCATATTTTAATTTTTCTAATCGTTTACGTGTTACTAAACCGCCATTGATATAATAAGCGTTTCTTTTTTCGTTGTAAGTTAATTTTCTAAATACTTTAGTTCTCTTTTTTGGACAATGCTCTAACTGATATAACAAACCATTATGTAAACACACAATATTTGGATATAGCTTAAAATAGTATTGAATATCAAGTGTATTGTTTAAAATTTCTTTTTTAACATATTTATCTTTAACTAAATATATATTTAACATTACATTATTCTTTGAATATAAATCTATATACAAACATTCTTTTTTGTCCAAAACATCAATACTGCACTCTTCAATAATTTCAAATTTATGATTTTTAAATCCATATTTTTTATAAGAACTTTTTAATTTATAATTTATATTTAAATTATTTTTATGTTGAGTTATTCTTTTTTCAATGTTTATTGATTTACCGATATAAATTTCTCCTATTGGATTAGTAATTTTGTAAATACCTATCATAATTAAAAAACCACCACATCAAAAGGTCGTCGTCTTTATCAGTAGTGGAATTTTATTAAATTGTTAATGTAGCGACGACTCTACTAATGCAAATATACAAAATTATTTTAAATTTACAAAAAAAACAATAATATTGAATATCAAATGTTTGCATAATTTAGTTGCGACAATTCAATAGTTAGCGGAGATGGTACAGAACCACCTAATCGAACAAGGACTTTTGTTTTTCATAATTCGTTATTAGTATTTCTGTTCTACGATTTTTTAAGTTTTTCCTTTCTCCAATAACTATAACATTTAAACCTCGTTCTTTTGCTTGATTAAGAACAAAATCATTATCAAATTCACTCATCGCAAACTTACATCCAGTTGCTTGTAAAGCATCAAATAAGTCAATGCTATCTTGTTCCGTAAATGAATTACTATAATTGTCATTCGTTCCTAAATATGGTGGGTCGCAATAAATGAATGTTTTGTTTTCATCATTTCTACCATCATTTTGAAAACCTAATTTTGATAAGAATTTTCTAAAATCAAAATTTGTAAAATTACAATCGTATAAAACCTTAAATGTGTTTTCTAATTCCACTTCAAAACCATCTTTAAAGTCCTTAACACCTCCAGCTCCAGAACTTACTTGATGTCTAATTGCAGAACCTGTTCCATTTAGCGTAAAATTGCTAATAAATAAAAATCTTAATGCTTTTTTTATCGGTTCGGTTTCTTCATTTTTTTTCCAATAATCCAATAAATCTGAATGAACAGGCATTGAATAAAAATGCTTTTTTAAATTTTCCTTTTCGTTTATTACAACTTGAAACAAATTACAAACATCACTATCCAAGTCATTTAAGATGTTATATTTTGCTTTTGGTTTATTAAAAAACATTCCGCCAGCTCCAAAGAACGGCTCAACATAAAATCTATGTTCAGGAAAATACTTTTGTATTTCAGAAGCTATTGCTTGTTTATTTCCTAATCGTCTTAAAATCATAATTACGTTTTGAATAAAACCACCTCCGCTAACATCTGCTATACAAGATTAGGGTATTGGTCATTAATTTAAAGTTCAGTTTGTGTCTGTTATTATTTAGCTAAATCAACGGTTTAGGCTTCTTTTATCCCTAACCTCGCATAGCAGTCGGCGTTAGCCGTAATGCTACGAGACACCCAACAACTCATCAAGTTCCAAAATCATTTTATTATAATTATGGAGTGAATTATTATCAGGACAAAGTGCCTTTACAAATTCTGCATTTTCTTTTTGATAAACTGAAAGCATTTTTGAATTTGTATCTTTTGAATATTTGACATTTGCCAATCTATCACACATTTTTACAAATGTTGCCCAAGCGGTATTTCTAATACCGAAATAATATAAATCGTTTGCTCTTTCTTTTCTGTTTTTGCCTTTTTCATTTGAAACTGCATAAACAATATTTGCGACATCTTCGCCAGCAACTTTTAAAATATCATTGTAAGTTAAACGGCAATCTTCAATCGTATCGTGAAGCCAACAGGCATTTAATACATTTTCTTTTGCTTCTTTTGAAGGTAGAAAATCAATATACTTCATTGCATACATTGACACCATAGCCAAATGAAGTGAATAAGGTTTGCCATCGTAAAGATGATTTGTTTTGTTGTGGGCTTCTATTGCAAAGCCGATGATTTTACTATTCATTTTTATATTTATTTTAATTTTGACAATTTGAACACCAAGAAAGCACTACGGCTAACATCGGTTTGAACGCAAGTAGGGCATTCGTGGTTAATTCATCTTTGGTAATTCTATTGAGCATCCTACTTATACTCAACTTTTGTGCTTCTAATTCCCTACCTGCGTCAAGCCGTTTAACGTTAGGTGCAATGCCAACAGACCGCTTACCATAAACGAGCCTGACTGACAAATTCCTCATATCTTTTGTTTTGTTCGTTAAAAAATCTTGTATCAATTTCACAACCAGTAAAATTCATTTTCATTTTATTAGCTGAAATTCGACTTCCACCACTACCTAAATGAGTATCTAAAATTCTCATTCCTTCAGTAGCGTAGTTTGAATAAATCCAGTCATATAATGAAATTGGTTTTTGTGTTGGGTGTATTCTTTTTAATCCGTCTTTTGCGTTTGCACCTACCCAACTTTTAAAATATTTCCTAACTGTTTTATCAAATGAAGTCCAAGCTAATTCGCCATCTGCAAAATCATTTGAGCCTGTTCCTTTGTCCCAAAATATCCAACAGCTACTATCATAAGGCATTCGGCTTATAAAGTGGTTTGCACCCCATATAATTTGATTTTTAGATACTCTAAATAGTTCATAGAAGTATTCAAGTGGTGGTGGTTGATTATCCCAGTCATTTTCGCCACGATAAACCTTTTCTTTACCGTTGCCAAGTGTCATTTTATTTGCACCAATTCCATACGGTGGGTCAACCACAGCCAAATCAAAGTATTTATCAGGGTAATGTTTCATTAATTCGATGTTATCCATTAAATACACCTCCGACACCAAAGGCACTGCACCTAACAAGGTATTGCCAAAATTGGGGCTTTCGTGCTTTCTATAAACTTTTGTATCTATATTCATCTTTTGTACTTTTAATTAACTTTGGTGGTTTAATGCCCCACCTTCGGCAATACCCAAAACGTTAACAGCAAGATTACTCATCATCGTCTTCAGAATTTAACTCATTCCAATATTCGATGTATTTTTTAATTTCTGCACCGATTTTTTTCCAATTATCTTCATCATCTAATAAGT